GTTTGCCGATTGTCATGGAGCTCACCTCCGTGACCTTATTATAGCACAGCGCAAAATGGAAGTCAATGAATTTTGTTTAAGAAATCAACAAAAATACCCTTGACAAATGTTGTTCAATGACTTATACTTGTCATGTAATCAACAAACGCAAGCAAGCAGGAGATTTGAATCATGAAACGCTATAAGGTGTACGTCTACAACACGGTTGATAAGTTCTGGGACTGCTACGAGGTCCTTGCCGAGGACCCGGTGGACGCCCGGAACGTGGCAGTGCAGCGGTTGGTCGACGAGACCGGGCACGGTCTGGACGTCTACGAAGTTACCGACGTGTGCGAAGTCAAAGAGTAAGGAGGGCTGAACGATGCTTATCAATATTGAGTATCTTGGCACAGATGGTCAGGTTTACATTGCTACGGCAGAAGTCTATGAATCCTCGGAAGCAAAAGCGTTTGCACAGGCGGTTCTGGACTTTGAAGCGTCTTTTGCAGGAGTTTCGCACATTTTGAGTGTGAAGAACGTGACGCTTGGTGCAGACCATAATTGAGCGATTATCCCGCCTGATGATGACCCTGCGGCAAGGGTCGAAACCACCCGGCAACCAGCCGGGCAAGGTCGTGGGAGCCAACCACAGAAGGAGTTGATTATATGGCAAAGGCAAAGAAGAACCGAACCGATCTGGCTGCAGAGCGGTACAGCATTCCCATTGACGGAGCCCACGCTGCGGACGCCCTGGTCAACGAGCTGTTTGACTCGCTGGATCCCCGGGACAAGCAGACCTTGCTCTGGATGGGCATGGGCATGGCGGCGGTGCGAAAGAACGACCGCAGCGTCCAGCGTGACGGGGTGGCGTGATGGGAGGTGAAAGCATGGATGATTTAAAATCGCTGATTCCAGTTAGCTACGATAACCCGGAGCGCCCCACGGTGAGCGGCCGGGAGCTGCACGAGTTTTTGCAGGTCAAGACGGCCTATAAGGACTGGTTTCCCCGCATGGTGGAGTACGGCTTCACCGAGGGTGAGGATTTCAACCCGCTCAAAATTGAGCGGGTTCAGGACGAGGGCGGACGCAAAGTCAGCCGAACACTCGATGACCACCAGCTGACCATCCCGATGGCGAAGGAGCTGTGCATGATCCAGCGCAACGAGCGTGGCAAACAGGCACGGCAATATTTTCTGTCCATTGAAGCCCAGTGGAACAGCCCGGAGGCAGTTATGCGCCGGGCGGTGCTTATCGCCCAGAAGCAGAACGACCAGCTCAAGGCCGCCAACCGCCAGCTTCTGGCAGAGAACAACGACCTGAAGCCGGATGCAGAGTATGCCCGGGCGGTGTGCATGGGCAAGAACTGCCGCACCACTACCACCCTTGCCAAGGATTACGGCCTGAGCGCCGAGAAGCTCAACAGCATCCTTCACGGCCTGAAGATCCAGTACAAGACCAGCGACGGGCAGTGGGTGTTATACGCAAAGTATAGCGGAAAAGGTTACACCAAAAACCGCAAATCCACGCCGTTTCAGCACAAGAGCACCGGCGAGTGGGACACCAAGAACACCACCGTTTGGACGGAAGCGGGCCAGCGGTTCATTTATGAGCAGCTCAAGGCCGTAGGAATGCTGCCCAGCGTGGAGCGCAAGCAGAGTGTGGAGCAGATGGAGCTTGCAGCCCGGCAGCACAACCAGGACGGCGTGGCGTAACATGACACTGAACCGCATGAACGGTAAAGGAGGAGCAAGCATGAAAAAAGCTATTTTTGTCGTAGCGTCCGTATTGGCAAGCGCTTTGCTGATGGCCGGATGCAATAAGCAGGTTATTGATCTGACCTATGAATACAGCTGGGCGCAGCTGAAAATGCCCGACGGAACGATTGTCGAGGGCAATGTCGAAAGCTGGTGCGACTATGAAGGCGACCAGCTTCAGGTTGTGATTGACGGTGTGACCTATCTGGTTCATTCGTCCAACATTGTTATGCGTCATTGATGCAAGGAGGATCTTTATGAAAACCACGATGCGCGATAAAGTTTGCCAGCTGATTGGCAAGTATCAGTACTTGGAAGAGTACTTCCTCGACAAGGCGTTTTTGAAAACCTCGATGGGCGGTGGCCCTGCCGGCTTTTACAGTAAGTTGGCAGAATCTGCTCAGGCGGATATGTGCGGCCAATTTCTGGCCGACCTGAAGAAGCTGCTGGAAGAGGACGAGAAGGAGGACACCCATGAGTGAGAAGATCATCGCATATAAGGCCATGGACAAAAATATGCAGTGCCGTGGCAAGCAGTACGAGGTGGGCAAGACCTACCATGAGGACGAAGCTGATTGCTGCCGTGCCGGCATGCACGCCTGTGAGAACCCGCTGGATGTGCTGCACTACTACCCGCTGTCTGATGACATCCGCATTTTTAAAGTGGAATGCGGCGGAGATATCAGCCGTGAAGATGGAAAAGACACAAAGCTTGCTTGCACGGAACTTGCCGTTGAAGCGGAGATCAAGATTGCTGATATGGTAAAACTTGGCGTAAAAGCGGTGATGGACCGCGTGAACAAAAACGTGAAAGGAACAAAGAACAAAGCTTCCGGCAACTGGTCCACGGGTGCGGCTTCCGGCGACTGTTCCACGGGTGCGGCTTCCGGCAACTGTTCCACGGGTGCGGCTTCCGGCAACTGTTCCACGGGTGCGGCTTCCGGCGACTGTTCCACGGGTGCGGCTTCCGGCTATAAGTCCACGGGTGCGGCTTCCGGCTATAAGTCCACGGGTGCGGCTTCCGGCTATAAGTCCACGGGTGCGGCTTCCGGCAACTGGTCCACGGGTGCGGCTTCCGGCGACTACTGCAGAGCCGAAGCGTTTGGAAAAGACAGCATTGCTGTTGCAAACGGTGCACGCAGTAAGGCGCGCGGCGCACTGGGCTGCTATCTTGTGCTGACCGAGTATGACGATGACGGCCACATGATCTGTGCCAAAATGGCCCGCGTAGACGGTTCTGCCATCAGAGAAAACGTTTACTATACCCTCAAAAATGGCGAGTTTGTGGAGGTCAAGCCGTGAAGAAGCACTACAACAAGCGCTGGCTTGAAAAGCGCTGGGATGTAAGACAGCCGGAACGGTTGGAGCACATCCAGATGAAGCGGCAGCTGAGAGGAAAAAAGGAGGGGTGCGGCAGTGAAGCCGAGCATGGGAATTGCAGAGTGCTGCCAGATCATGCGTGACAATAACATTTCGGTGAGCGAGCCGATCTTTACCGGTATGATTCAGGCCGGCAGCTTCCCGGCATGGGCGGTGCCGTCTATTGACACCAAGAGCGCCGCCCCGCTGATCTCACGCGCCGGATTTATGGCGTGGATGAAGGATTTCTACAAACTTGAGAAGATCTACACGAAGGAGGATTTGAAAGAATGAAATCTACTACTTACTATTGGATGGCCGCCATTTTTGGCGGCGTTGGAATGGGCGCAGCTATGGGCGCAGAGGGCACTGCGCAGACCACCGGATACATCTCCGGCACACTGTTTGCAGTGTCGCTGGTGCTGATTCTGGCAGCTGTTCTGCTGGCTCGTCTGGGCTTTGCCGCAGAGGACAGGGAGAGAGCCGCAAAGCGGCGCAAGTATGGCAAGATCAGCCGCACCCACGCCCGCAACCCGGAATATCCGGAGAATCAGGAGCGCGGGGCATGATGACGGCTAAAGAGTACGTTGAGGGCAAAGTCAAATCCTACACGCGGCTTGCCGAACGCTGCAGGCGAGAAGCCGAAGCCTCAGACGACATTGTTGTCCGGGCCGAATACTCCGCGCGGGCAAACATCTGGGAGATGTGCGCCGAAGAAATGGACAACGTGCTGGAGATGTTGCAAGAGGAGTCCAGGGAGATCACGTATGCCTGACACTGTCCACCATGTCATGTGGTACACCGTGTATGATGCCAAGACCGGAGACCTGATCGCCAGCGGCACGTCTGAGATGTGTGCCAGTCGGCTGGGTTACAAAAGCGCAAACAGCTTTGCATCTGCGAGCAGCCACAGTCGCAGCGGCAGGCATCCGGCTCGCAAGTACATTTTTGAGAAAGAGTGCATCCGACGTGATGAGGTGGACAGTCTGCCGCCGATACGCCGCAAAAAAAGAAGAGCCTGCCCGTGCGCCAACACGGACAAGCCCAAAGGGTGATGAGTTGCAAGGCCCATCTCCCCGAAGAATAGCACACTTTGGAGGTTTTGTAAATGAAAACAGCGCCCATGACCAAGCACCAGCGCATCAAGGATCTTTCTAACAAGGCTGAGGGCATCTTCCATTACATCGGGCCCAATGACCTGCTGTTCCGGCTCATCAGCACCGGGAACCAGCTGGCCAGCGAGGTAAACCACTCGGTAGCCTTTTTTACCAACTTTGCCCAAAGCGGCCTCATGTCCGGCCCTGCAAGCCGTAGCTGTATCGACCAGATCTACCGGCTGGTTGGCACCCTGATGTGTCAGATCGACGTTATCCATGCTGCCGCCGGGGAGCAGATCATGCCGGAGCCTTTTGAGAGCATCGACTATTGCTATGGGGTAGAGTACCGTACCCTGTTGCGTGAGGCGGTGATAAAGGGCCTGCCGGACAACTACAAGGGCCCCCAGCAAAATCCGCCCCAGATCAGCCTGGTAAGGCCTGCTGTGTCCTTTGGCCACCCGAAGGAAGAGCTGGATTGGGACCCTGACGAATTCGACACCGGAGAGTTTCTGAACTTCAATGCCCAGGAGGAGCCCCGGGACCGGAAGATCGTGTTCCACTGCACCAAATCTGAACTGGATTCTATCAAACGCTACGCCGACATCATTGAAATTTCTTATCAAGAGGAGGACATCCATCATGCCTGAGACAATCCACACCACCCCAACGGCTGCCGCCGGGCAGCTGACCCCCATGCCAGAAACCGCCGAGGCCCTTACCCCCAGCCAGGCCCAGAACACCGACACCGCTTTCAGCAGCTGGAAGCTGGCTTGCAGCAAGGGCAAGGCCTATGCCCAGCTGCCGGACGGTATGGTGCCCAAGAGCTACGCCAAAAACGTTGCCAGCTGTGCCGTGGCCTGTGACATGGCCAACCGCATGGGCATGGACCCCATTTTTGTGATGCAGAACTTGTACGTCGTCCAGGGCAACCCCTCCTGGAGCGGCAAGAGCTGCAAGGCCCTGATCGACCACAGCGGCCTGTTTGCCGGACGCACCCGGTACCGTATGGAGGGCCAGGAGGGTACCGACACCTGGGGATGCCGCCTCATCGCCGTGGACAAGCTCACAGGCGAAAAGGTAGAGGGCCCCAAGGTCACCGTCCGCATGGCCAAGGACTCCGGATGGTGGACCAAAAACGGCAGCTACTGGCCCAAGATGACCGAGATGATGCTCAAGTACCGGGCGGCGGCCTACTTTGCCCGGTCCGAGTGCCCGGAGGTCCTGATGGGGGCCAGCGTGGACTGCGACTCAGATGAAGCCGCCACGGAGGCGTGATCATGCTGAACGTAGTGGCTCTTATGGGCCGTCTTGTGGCGGACCCGGAACTTCGCACCACTACCAAGGGGACCAACGTGTGCCGTTTTCGGCTGGCCTGTGACCGCAGCTTTGTGCGCCAGGGAGAACAGCGTCAAGCGGACTTTCTGGATGTGGTGGCCTGGCGGCAGACCGCCGAGTTCGTGAGCAAGTATTTTCAGAAGGGCAGTCTGATTGCCATTGAAGGCAGCCTCCAGACTCGCCAGTATCAGGATAAGAACGGCAACAACCGCACTGCCGTGGAGGTCCTGGCGGACAACGTGAGCTTTTGCGGCAGCCGGTCTTCCGGGGCTACGGCGTCCTTTGAGCAGCAGACAGCCCGGCATGTGCAGCAGGCAAAGACCTCGCAACCCCAGCAGATGGGCTTTAGTACCCAGAGCCAGCGAGAACAGGAGCAACCGCCGCAGGCCTCTGCTCCTGTCCCAGAGGCCCCGGCGGAGGACTTCAGCCTGATCTCCGATGACGGCGACCTCCCCTTCTGATTTTGCAAGCTGTGCTATCTGGCTATACGGGCGTGCAAAGGAGGTGAGCAAGTGGCAAAGGATGAAAAGAAGTCGTTTGTGGTGTATCTGGACTGGTTTGATGCGCTGGAGGAGTACACGGATGCCGAAGTCGGGCAGCTGATGCGAGCTTTGGCGAAACACGTCCGCACTGGTGAAAATCCAACGTTTTCCGACCGTGGAATGCGTGGGAACTTCCGTTTCATGTGCAACGGAGTGGATTCTGCTACGGAAAAGTACGAGAACGTCAAGCAAAAGCGCCGGGAAGCCGGAAAAGCCCGTGCGGCTCAAATGCAAGCAAACTCAGCACATGCTAGCACATGCTACAAAGTGCAAGCAAGTGGTAGCTATAATGATACTGTTACTGGAACTGGAACTGTTACTGGAACTGGAACTGTTACTGGAACTGGAACTGTTACTGGAACTGGAACTGTTACTGGAACTGTTACTGGAACTGTTATATCCCCTAACGGGGATATATATAATAGCGCCGCCCCCGCCGCCGTTGACGTAGAACTTTCCAAAATCGTACAGCATTATCAGCAGGCCGTTGGGGACTTCCCACGCTCTGCACTGGACAAGCTGCAGAAGTGGAGGCAGGAGTACAGCACAGAGATGATCCTGTTGGCGATCGACAAGGCTACAGAAGCAGGAAAGCGCTCGTGGAACTACATCAACGGCATATTGTCCGGCTGGAAACGGGACGGCCTGCGCACGCCGGGAGACGTGGAAGCCAACGAGCAAAGCCGACAAGCCAGACCGCGAGGCAAGCAGCCAACCGAGACCGTAGACGACCAGCTTGCCCGGGTGCTGGCGAAGATGGACAGAGAAAGAGGGTTTGAGACATGACACGGGAAGACGTGGCAAAGCTGATCCGCATGAATTTTGTGCTGTACAAGCTGGGCTCCAGGCCGCTGACCGACGAGGAGATGCAGACCACCATTGATGTGTGGGCATACCAGTTTGGCGATTATGACGGCGATACCGTCAAACGGGCTTTTCTGGCGGCAAACCGGGTATGCGTTTATCCGGTCACGGTGGCTGACATCTTCAAGCAGCTTTCCCAGTGCCTGGACCCATCTGCCGAGTGGGATGCTCTGGCGGTGGCAGCACGCAAAGCGCAGACATTTTTGAGCTGGCGCAAATTTCCGATGATCATTGGCATTGACGAAAAGGGCGGGCTGCTGCGTAGTGACGGGCAGAAAGAACTGCAAGCCCTGTATGACCAACTCCCCCCGGCGGCAAAATCCTATGCCGGAAGCGTTGGAGGGCTTGCAGAGCTGGCTGAAGTGCCAGACCTTACATATCGCCGTGCCGAGTTTTTGAAGCAGGCGCAGGCCGATATCACCACTGCTCCCCGTGAAGCTGCAAGGCTGCGGGCGAGCGAGCCGACAAGGAAGGAGATTGAAAAATGAGCGAATTTATGAGTCCGGAGGAAATGGCCCGTTATTTGATGGGGTTTTGCCATTGCTATTTGGCGACAGGAAATGGTTGCCCAGGTTGCCCGTTCGATAAGCCGACCAGTAACGATGGCGATGGAGAATGCCGTCTTGGCGTTCCTGACAGCTGGGATTTTTGAAGGAGATTACAAAATGAGCGAATTTATCGACCGCGAAAAAGCCATCGAAAACATCAAAGCAGCATATTGCTGTGGCTGCGAAAATTACAACGGCGTAAGATGCCGCGCGTGTCAGATTATGGACGCGATGGATGTGCTGGAAGATGAACCGGCAGTACCTGTGATTGATGCGAAATCCATGGAAAAGTACCTGATCGACTGGAAAGACGGGCTGACCGGGAGCGAAAATTGGGGGTACTTGTCCGCAATCAGGGCAAAGCAAACGGTTTGGGTACTGAATACCATACTGAACCGCATTGGTTACATGCTAAATGGGGACAGCGGGGTGCAGACCGATGGTAAAACTTGAACCCTGCAAAGACTGCCCCGACCGGCACCCGATCTGTCACGACAGCTGTCCGAAGTACGCAGAGTACAAGCGTCAGCTGAAGGAGCAACGTGCATACACGAAAACCAGGAATGCGCTGGAGTGCATCAGCAAGAACGCATTCAATCAGGAATTTTGGATGGGAGGAAGAAAGCGATGAAAGTGTTGGTTGCCTGCGAGGAATCGCAGGAGGTGTGCAAGGCGTTCCGCGCAAAACCAGAAGCAAAACCGCGCCGGGCATTGCAAAAGCCATGGCCGAGCAATGGGGGTAAAAAATGAAAACCGTACAGGAGATTATGGCTGAAAATGGCTCTTTGGCAAACATCGAGCGTTTTCAGACGATGCAGAAGTGGGATTACAAGCGCAAGGTGGAGCACGCGCAGGAAATGGCCGAGGCGTTCTACTACTGGGCAAAAGAGCACGACAAGGGCGTGCACCTGTCCGTGGGCGGTCTGGATTCCATCACGCTGCATTACTTCTTAGAGAGCATTGGGCTGCCCGTTACATGCGTGTCCTGCTCATCGCTGGAAGGCAAGGGCGTGCAGCAGGTGCACAAGCAGATCGCTGCAGAAATGGAAGAAGAATACAAGGGATGGATGGGCGATGGAGAAAAGCCGTCTTTCGTGTTCCTGAAGCCGCTGAAAAGTAAGGTTCAGGTCTTACAGGAATTTGGTTGGCCTGTGATCAGCAAGGAAAAGGCAGGCAAGATCATGTTGCTGCAAAACCCGACAGATCAAAACGCAACCGTGCGGCATGCGATCATCACCGGGGAAACCGGCGAATACGGCGGCTGGCAGAAAAACAGCCGGATGAAACTTCCGCAGAAATGGCTTGAGCTGTTCGGCGGCGCCGATGCAGAGGGCGCGGCGCTTGGGTATCAGGCGGCCCCGTTCAAAGTATCTGACCGCTGCTGCTACTACCTCAAGGAAAAGCCCTGCAACGACTGGGCACGTGAACACGACAGTGTTCCCTACATGGGCCTTATGGCCAGCGAAGGCGGGCGGCGCGAAAAGAGCCTGAAGATGCACGGATGCAACTACTTCGGAAAGACGACCACCCGCAGCGCACCTTTTGCCATTTTTGACCGACAAGACGTTTTGCAGCTTGCACTTGACCTAGATGTGCCCATTCCCGCCGAATATGGCGAGATCGCGAAGGACAGAGACGGCAAATTGTACACCACAAAGGCGCAGCGCACCGGCTGCACCATGTGCGGCTTTGGAATCCACATCGAGGGCAGGCCGCATCGGTTTGACATTTTGCGGGAGAACAATCCCAAAGAATGGGAGTTCTGGATGAAGCATGTCTGCCGGGACGAAAACGGAAACTGGTACGGCTGGGGCCGCGTGCTGGACTACATCGGCATCGGCTGGGAAGATGTACCGGAGCAGGCCGTGCAGATGCACATTGACGACCTGATTGGAGGAAAACTATGAAAGCTATCTTGCTGAGCATCCGCCCTGAGTGGTGCGACCTCATTGTGCAGGGCAAGAAAACTATTGAGGTACGCAAGACACGTCCGAAACTGGAAACGCCGTTCAAGGTGTACATCTACTGCACAAAAGCTCCGCAGCAACTCATCACCATTTTCAAGGATGGCGAAGAAACGATGGACGGCGAAATCCATCACTGGAAGCCTGTGTTCGTAAAGTTCAATAAGCTACTGCCGGACAGCATACGCGGTAATACACAGATGGTTATTGGAGAGTTCATCTGTGATGACATCCGGCGCATCGGCCCTGAGTACTGCATCGTCAAAGAAGATATTGAAACAGCAATTGCTGGAAGTTGCCTCAGTATCAAGCAAGTGAAGGAATACGCCGGCTGGGATATCGGTATGAACTATGCCGACATGAAAGACCTGTATGGTTGGCACATTTCAGACCTGAAAATTTACGACCGCCCACGACCGTTGAGCGATTTTACAAGGCCGCGGGCAACGAAATTTGGCTATGAGCCTGTAGAGATTCAGCGTCCACCGCAAAGCTGGTACTACGTGGAGGACGGCAGATGAAACTAACCCTCTACGGCGACCCGCGCACCAAAAAGAACTCTGCCCGGATCCTCTGCACACGCTCTGGAGCCCCATTCGTGGCCCCTAGCAAGGCCTACGTGGATTATGAGACCGGATGCCTGCGGCAAATCAAAAGGCCGTACAGCCCTATCTCTGCCCGCGTGAACGTGAGGTGCGTGTACTACATGAAGACCGCCCGCCGGGTCGATCTGGCGAACCTCATCGAGGCAACCACGGACATTCTGGTGAAAGCCCGGGTGTTGGAGGACGACAACAGCAAAATTGTTGCCGCCCACGATGGCAGCCGGGTGGAGCTTGATCGGAAGAACCCAAGGGTTGAAATTGAGATCGAAGAAATGGAGGACGATACATGACCCGCACATGGATACCTGACACTGACACCCAGAAGCAGGACAAAACCGATTTCCGCACCGTTAAGGCGTGGCTGAACCGCTACCGCGAAGCAGAGAAAAGATACTACTTGCTGTCTGACCGTCTAGCCGAAGCACAGGAGGCCACCCGGCACATCACCCAGAGCCTCAGCACGGCTCCCGGCGGTAGCAAAGATGGCCAGAGCCTTGCCCGGGCGGTTGAACGCGAGGAGGAAGCGGAGCGACGCGCTTATGAGCAAAGAGCGATCTGCGACAGGCTTTTTCTCGAGATCAGAAACGCGCTCGCCCAGATCCAGAACGAGAAAGCATACACGGTGCTGTACAAGTACTATCTCGATTGCCTCACGTGGGACAGGGTCGCAAAAGATATGAATTACTCTCTGCGCATGGTCTATGTCTTGCGGCGTAAAGCAATGGAGGAGCTGAGCCTTTAAAAACATTGCACTGTCATTACATTGCGGTTTCACTATCGCATGGTGTAAAATTGTATCATCGGAAAAGCCAAAAGGCAAACCGATGCACGCAGCCTCCGAAACATGTCCCTTCTTAGCATTTTCCTCCTTTTCTGTTTGCAGGTACAGGGCTTTGCTCTCTCTTCACGTTTCGCGGGCTGCTTCTATGCGAGATTCCGAAACGGCTCCGCTCAGAGTTGCGCAACTTTGAGCGCATCGGGAAGGTTCGAGGCCTTCCTCTCCGCGCGGTTTGACTCCGCGATCTCGCACCGTATGGCGCATGGACTAGACAACCCGCAAGGCCGCACGTGCAACCTCCCGTGCCAAGAAAAGGCCTTAGAATCCTTGCCAAGGTGTAGCTTTCCTGACAGGATGTACGCCAACCAACAGCCCCGGCGGCGAACCGGAGCTGTTTTTATATGGCCGCCTGAGCGCAGTTTGGAGCGCGGCGCGTGTGTGTAGACACGGCTGGTTCGATTCCAAGGGCGGCTTTTATACTCCGGTAGCTCAAGCGGTAGAGCAGCGGTCTCCAAAACCGCATGTTGCAGGTTCGAGCCCTGCCGGGAGTGCTTGCGTGCCCTATGAGGGGGCCGCGCAATAGCGGGGCATCCGGCCGCGAAAGTTCCGGATGCAGCAGCACCCACCGTTTGACGTCTGTCCAATGCACTGAATGCACGGGTGCTGCTTATATGCCGTCATAGCTCAATTGGAAGAGCGCCGCCCATTTAAGGCGGGACAACGTTGGTGACACCACGGGAACATCACTGCACACATCCATTCCGTGGGTGCCGGTTCGAATCCGGCTGGCGGCTTATTTCGATATTTTGACCGTTCGGATTTCCGGGCGGTTTTTCTTTTGCATGAGTTTAGAGAGGTGGTGGAGGTGAGCGCGAAGCGGCTGACAGACAGACAAAAAAAGAAGATCGTTGCTGACTATGTGCAACTCCAAAGCTACCGCGCCGCTGCAAAGTTGAACGATGTCTCAGACGCGACGGTTAAGAAAGTCGTGAAGGAAGACCCGGAGAGTGCGCGTTTGTGTGCACAAAAAAAGCGGGAAAATTCGCAGGATATGCTTTCCTACCTAGAGAGCAAGCGCGGGGAAGCACAGAATCTTCTCGGACTGTACTTGCAAGCGATGGCAGACCCGGACAAAATTGAACAGGCAACGCTGCCGCAGCTTTCCACCGCTTTTGGCACCATCGTGGACAAGTTTGCTATGCTGGGAGACCAGAGCGGAATAGAAGCCCCGGACGATGGCCTTCTTGAGGCACTGAGCGCTGCCGCAGACATCAGCCCGCCGGATGACGTGGAGATGCTGCCAGAGGAAGAGGAAGACAATGCGGAAAAGTAACGGTTTTCGCTGGAAAGCCCTCAGCCAGCGGCAAAAGCAGGTCTTGAGCTGGTGGACACCGCAGAGCGCATACAGCGGCTACAACGGCATCATCGCCGATGGCGCTATCCGCTCGGGCAAGACCTTTGCCATGAGCTTTTCTTTCGTCCAGTGGGCTATGACCTGCTACAGCAGCCAGCAGTTTGCCATGTGCGGAAAGACCATTGCCAGCTTCCGGCGCAACGTGCTGGGGACGCTCAAGCAGCAGCTTGCAGCCCGTGGCTACAACGTCAAGGAACACCGGGCAGAAAACTGTATGACCGTCAGCAAGGGCGGAAAAGCCAACAAATTTTACTTTTTTGGCGGCAAGGATGAGAGCAGTCAAGACCTGATCCAGGGCATCACCCTCGCCGGGGCGTTCTTTGACGAGGTGGCCCTGATGCCGCAGAGCTTCGTCAATCAGGCCACAGCCCGTTGCTCTGTCACCGGGTCAAAGTTCTGGTTCAACTGCAACCCGGGAAGCCCGCAGCATTGGTTTTATCTGGAATGGGTGCGCAAGTGCCGTTCCCGCAAGATGATGTATCTCCATTTCACGATGGACGACAACCTGTCACTTTCCGAGGACATCAAGGAAAGATACCGCAGCCAGTATAGCGGCGTTTTCTACCAACGCTACATTCTGGGCCTGTGGACGGTGGCCGAGGGCCTTGTATATGACATGTTCGACCGCAAGAAGCACGTTGTTGATGTGCTGCCGGAGCTGTCACCAAAGAGCGCCTATGTGGCGTGCGACTTTGGCACCCAGAACGCAACGACCTTTTTGCTGTTCCAAAAGCAGGCAGATGCAGACTGCTGGATCGTCACCCGGGAGTATTACTACAGCGGACGGGAACAGAAGCGGCAAAAGACCGTGGGCGAGTACGTTACAGACCTCAAGGCGTGGATGGATGGCCTCAAGCCGGAGAGGATCATTGTGGACCCCTCTGCCCTGCCCTTAATTACAGAGCTACGCAAGAACGGCTTTACCCAGACGCCCGCAAACAACGACGTCCTGAGCGGCATTCTGGACGTGCAGACCATGCTGCAGACCGGGAGACTGAAAATATACAAAGACTGCAAGCACACGCTGGAAGAGTTTGGCGTGTACGCTTGGGATCCGGATAAAGACGACACCGTGCTGAAGGTCAACGACCACTGCATGGACGCTATCCGCTATTTCGTGCGCACAAAGCGCCTTGTGAAACTGAGGGATTGATTTTGAGCACTGTATACACTTTCCAGACCTTCCAGCAGGCGCAAGCCGCCGGGGAACAGCCTGATTTCATCCGACGGTTCGTGAAGCAGCACTGCGCTTCCGGACCGTACAAGATGGCGCTGGACGCCGACTTGTACGATGCCCAGAAAAACCCGGGGGCTGAACGTTTCGCGCAGGCTTACGCTTTGATGCTGCAACGCCTGTCCAAAAACACCAAGCAAGACATCCTACACCCCGATATGGTCAAGAGCAATCTTTTCCGGCGGCTCAACAAGCAGCGGGCGACCTACTCCCTCGGCAACGGTGTAGTCTTTGCGGACGATGGCGTGGACAAGGACAGGCTTGGGCAGAACTTCGACGAGCAGATCCAGAAAGCCGGATATTTCGCCCTGATCCACGGCGAGAGCTTTGGCTTCTGGAACAGTGACCATTTGGTGGTTTTCAAGCTGACCGAGTTTGCGCCCCTGTACGATGAAAAGACAGGCCTTTTGCAGGCGGGGGTTCGCTTCTGGCGGCTGAATCCTGACACGAATATGCACTATATCCTGTACGAGCTGGACGGATTCACTGAGTACACGGAAATCAAAATCGGCAATGTGATGCAGGAGACAACGCCGAAGCAGGCATACAAGAGCGTGACCGTCACCACACCCGGCGGCGGGCTGGAAAGCGTGGAGGGCGAAAACTACAGCGCTCTTCCCATTGTTCCGCTGTGGGGTTCCGACCTGCACCAGAGCACCCTTGTGGGGCTGAAAGCCTACATCGACAACACCGATCTGGTGATGTCCGGCTTCTGTAATGACCTGCAGGACTTTTCACAGATCTACTGGCTGTGCGAGAACTTCAACGGCATGACCGATGACGAGCTGCAAGAGTTCCTTGTCAAGCTGAACCTGTACCACATTGCAGGCGCAGACACCAGCGAGGGCGGCAAGATCACCCCCTACACCACCGAGATCCCTGTGACGGCCCGGCAGGCTCTGTTGGAGCTGCTCCACACACGGGTGTATGAGGACTTCGGCGGTCTGGATGTGCACTGTGTCAGCGCGGACAGCACCAACGACCATCTGGATGCAGCCTATGAGCCGCTAAACCAGAACGCGGACGACTTCGAGGCTCAGGTCAAGCCGTTCATCCGGCAGATCTGCGCACTGGCTGGCTTTGACAACGCTATGCCGGCATTCAACCGCAGCAAGATCACAAACACGGCCGAGCAGGTCGCAACAGTGATTTCTGAGGCGCCGATCATCGGGCAGGACATGGCCATTGACCTGCTGCCCAACCTGACCCCGGAACAGAAGGAGCAGGCAAAGGCCGCGCTGATGGCTGAGAGCGCAGCACGGGAGACCGTGGGCGAGGGGGAGAACAACGGTGATGAAACGTGATTTCTGATCGTGACCGCATCTCTACTCGCCAGCTGAACCGCCTGCGCCGCCGCATTTTGCGGGTGTACGGCACTGCCCGCCGAGAGATGCAGGAGCAGCTGACCGAATTTCTGGCAAAGTACAAAGCGCTGGACGAGCGCAAACGGGCGCAGCTGGATGCAGGCGAGATCACCGAGGACGACTACCGCATCTGGCTGCAAAATCAGGTCTTTCAGTCCGATTTGATGCGCCAGAAGCTGGACGGCATCACGCAGACCTGCACCACAGCCCAAGAGACGGCCTACAAGCTGGCCCGGGACGAGCAATACAACATCTTTTCCTTTGGCGCAAACTGGGCTTTCTACGAGCTGGAACAGGCCGCAGGCGTGACGTTCGGGCTGACTCTGTACAACACCGAAGCGGTCAAGCTCCTGCTGAAAGAGAACCCCCGCATGGTGCCAAACAAGCGCATCAAGAGCGAGAGCAACCGCACCTATGATGCACGAGTGTTCAACCGCTACGTCATGCAGGGCATCGTGCAGGGCAAGAGCGTCCACGACATCGCCGTGCAGGCCGTCAACGGCATGGCGGACACAGAGATCCACTGGGCCATGAACAACGCCATCACGGCCCTTACCAGCGCCCAGAACGCCGGGGCTTTGCAGCAGATGAGAAACGCTCAGGCTTTGGGCATCGAGGTCAAAAAGCGGTGGAACTCCACCCACGACTACCGCACCCGTGAGATGCACCGACTGCTCGACCAGCAGACGGCAGAGCTTGACGAGCCGTTCAAGGTCATGGGTTACGAAATTCAACGCCCCGGCGACCCCAACGCAGCGCCGGAGATGGTCTACCACTGCCGCTGTGTGCTGTCCTCTGCGCTGGGCAAGTATCCCCGGCAGAACGCCATGCAGCGGGACAATGTGACCAAAGAGACCACCCCCGTCATGGATTACACCGAGTGGTATAAATCCAAGAGCGGCAAAGAGAAAGAGCAAATGTGGTGGGCAGAAGAGCGCAAGAGAAAGAGGGAGAAAAAATGAATTTTGCCGAAAATTTCGAGAATCTTGCAAAGGCATTTTACAATGCCAGCGCAACTATTAAAAATTTCGCCGAAGCGGTCAGGGAGGCCGAAAAAGCAGCAAACCGGCCAGGTTGGCCGAAAACTTATTTTGAGCGCAAGAGAAAGAAGGAGGCCAACAATGGCAGCAGGCGAGTCTTACGAAGAGTTTGTGGAGAAGTTCAAGCCGAAAAAGACCACGGACGACTGCTATACACCGCCCAGCGTGTATGCGGTCATACGGGACTGGGCTTGCAAATATTACGGCATTGACCCGGCCAAAATCGTGAGGCCATTCTACCCCGGAGGAGATTATGAGCACTACGACTACCCGGAAGGTGCTGTGGTGTTGGATAACCCGCCGTTTTCCATTCTGTCTAAAATCTGCACGTTTTACCTCGATCGTGGCATTCCGTTCTTCCTGTTCGCTCCATCTTTGACAGCGTTTTCTGGAAGGGCAAATAATATGCGGATGAACCATATCGTTTGCGACTGTAGTATCGAGTACGAAAACGGCGCAATCGTCAGAACAAGTTTTGTGACAAGTTACGGCGGGGACATCATAGCGCAGACCGAGCCTCGCCTGACGAAGCTTGTAAACGATGAGGTGGAGCGCTTGCGACGCACCAAAACGGTACAGCTTCCAAAGTATACATACCCGGATCATATTGTGACGGCTGCATTGCTCCAACGATACAGCCATTACGGCGTGGATTTCAAAATTTACAAAAAGGACTGCGCTCCGATTTATGCGCTGGATGCACAACGTTCCACAGGAAAATCTATTTTTGGTGGAGGCCTGCTGCTGTCTGATTGTGCTGCGGCTGAGAGGGCTGCGGCTGAGAGGGCTGCGGCTGAGAGGGCTGCGGCTGAGAGGGCTGCGGCCACAAAATGGGAGCTGTCCGCCCGGGAGCGTGCCATTGTGGAGTATCTGAACAGCCATGAAATTTGAATACGACATCAAATTCACGGACAACACCCCGCAGCTGCATGAGGCTCTGGATTCATGGGCAGAGCGGGTGCTGACCATCTGGGGCATGAAGGTGCAGGACTACGCCCAGCTGCTTGTGCCAACAGGCACGGCAGACAGCACGGGCATTGAGGGCTACGTGGGCGGCGTGCTCAAGCAGAGCCTGACCTTTGTCCTCGACCTCACAAAAAAGACCGTGACTATCGGGTCCAACTTATTGTATTCAATTTGGGTTGAGCTTGGCACGGGCATCTTTGCCGAGAAGGGCAACGGACGCAAAACACCGTGGGTCTGGAAGGACTTCAACGGCAAGTGGCACTTTACCCGGGGCATGGCCCCCCGCCCGTTCCTCCGCCCGGCGGTAGAAGATCACATTGACGAGCTGCGAGAGATTGCAGTAGAGGAAGCAAACATGGAGGTGTGAAAATGGTCGAAACTTGGAACGCACGGCTTCAAGCCGCTATAAAAGCACAGGCCCAAGGCTGCAAAAGTCGAAGAGTTGTTTGCGGCTGGTGTTCAGGCACGCAAAGCGCTTCAGGAAATGTGTGATAACGCATACGGCGAGGGCAAAGCCAAAATTTCTGTTTTGGTCTATGTTCCGGCCGAAGCACAGGACTATCCGACAGACACAGACTGTGAATTTTCGCTCTAAAATTAAATACTCAGCGGTTGGCGCACAGCGTCAGCCGCTTTTTTATGCCGTTTTAGCTCAGTCTGGCAGAGCACCGGACTTTTAATCCGGGAGCCGTGGGTTCAAGCCCCACAAGCGGCACCACACCGGCAGCACGTCCGGCAAATTAAACCTTATTGCCAAGCATGGCAGCCCGAGCAAGGGCAGAAAGGACTATCACATGGCACTCGAACGCAAGACTCTCCGGGCGATTCTGGAAGATGAAACGACCGACACCAGCGGCAAGCTCAAGAAAATTCTGGACGTGCTGCATGAGGAAACGGACACCTTGCAGAACCAGCTCGATGAGAAGAACGCAGCCCTCGCCAAAGCCGAAAAGGACCGGGACGCAGCCAACGGTGGCAAGGAAGCCGCTGAAAAGGCGCTGACCGACTACAAAGCCCAGCAGACCCAGAAGGACACCCACGCAGCCAAGGAAGCCAAGTTCCGGGAGCTGCTGAAGTCCGCCGGGGTGCTGGACAAGTATGCAGATCGGGTCGTGCGGCTGTCTGGCGAGGATATCGACAAGCTGGAGCTGGACGATAAAGGCGAGGTCAAAGACGCCAAGAAGCACACCGACAGCCTGAAAGCTGATTGGAGCGACTTCGTAGGCACTACGACCACCATCGGCGCAAAGGTGGACACTCCGCCCACCAATACCGGCTCCAAAATGACCAAAGACCAAATTTTTGCAATCAAGGATTCTACCGAACGGCAGGCCGCGATTGCAGCAAATATCGACCTGTTCAATGGGACAGGCGATGGAAAGGACTAACTTATGCCTGCAAAAACTAATACTGTGATGGCCGCTGACATTCAGACCACTGCACGCGAGATCGACTTCGTGACCCGCTTCGGCCGCAACTGGGAACATCTGCGCGACATTATGGGTGTCACCCGCAAGATTGAGATGCTTCCCAACACGGTGCTGAAGAGCAAGTATGCACAGGGCGCCCTGCAGGACGGAAAGGTTGGCGAGGGTGAGGAAATCCCCTACAGCAAGTACACCGTCAAGACCAAGGACTATGAGAAGATCACCCTCGAAAAGTGGGCCAAGGGTACGACCGCTGAAGCCATCCTCGAAAACGGTTACGAGAACGCTGTTCAGATGACCGATGACGAAATGCTGAATGACCTGACCGCTGATGTGGCTGGTCGCTTCTACAAGTACCTCAATACTGGCACCTTGAAAGGCACCTCTAAGACCTTTCAGGAGGCAATGGCAATGGCAAAGGGCCGCGTCCTGAACAAGTTCAAGACTATGCACCGTACTGCTACCGATGTTGTGGCGTTCGTGAATGTCCTGGACGTGTATGAGTACCTGGGAACCAGCGCCGTTATCAACGAACAGAGCGAGTTCGGCTTTAACTACATCAAGAACTTCATGGGTTACAAAACTGTTTTCCTGCTGGCAGAAACCGAAATTGCACGCGGCAAGGTTATCGCCACCCCTGCGGACAACATCGTTCTGTACTACGTCAGCCCCACCAACTCCGACTGGGCTCGCGCTGGCTTCCGCCTCACCACAGACAGCAAGACCGGCATTGTGGGCGTGAACACTCGCCCCGACTATGACACCTTTGTCACCGTTATCACCGCAATCATGGGAATGACGCTGTTTGCTGAATACATCGACGGCATCGCAGTTGAGACCATTACCCCGGCCGAAACGGTCTGACCTGCAAGGGGGTGACTTTGCATGACCGTCCCCGAGCTGTGCGTTTACACGCACAATTTTTTTGACCGGGCGGACGACCCCATTGCCGGAGAGTTCGCCTTTCAGCCAGACACCGTGCCCACCGGGGTAGTGCCGGGGCAGTATTTCCTTGTGTGCGGATCCATCTTCAATGACGGCGTGCACAAGGCCGGGGACGGCGATCTGACCGCCGAGACCTTCAACGGCACGGTGCAGCCCATGCGCGTGCCGCCTGATTTTGTGGCACTGGCTGAAAAAATCGACGCATACGACAAGGCGCTCCCGTCCGGCGGCGTGTATGTGTCCCAGTCCTTTGCCGGGTGGTCTGGGACGATGGCTACAGGAGCGGACGGGCTGCCAGCAGACGGCAAGGCAAAGTTCCGGGCCGAGATCAACCAGTGGAGGAAGATGTGACATGGTCAATCCGTTCGCTGCATCCACCGTGATGCAGAGCTTTACCCAAAAATACCGCTTTCAGACCCGCAGCTATGAGCCGGACGGCGTGGGCGGCTTTGTGTCCGGCTGGCAGGACGGCCCAGAGTTTGAGGCCGTGGAGCGCCACGACACCACCGTGGAGGCACAGGTGGCAGAGCAGGCCGACACGGCATCCACCTATACCCTGCTGGTCAACACCGGCGTTCCGCTGGCCTTCCCGGACTACATCAAGCGGGTGGACGGCGGGCAGACTTTCCAGATCACCAGCACGGCAGATGAGGGCAAAGCCCCGCCGGAATCCGGCATGGGACTGCGGGCCGTCAAGTGCAAAAAGGCGGTGCTGCCTTGATGGGACCGTCTGAAAGCATCAACCGGGCGCTGAACACGTTTTTCAACGGCTTTGGCATCCCGGGCTATCTGGAAGATAACATCCCTCCTGCCGCTTCACTGCCCTACCTGACCTACAAGCCCACCATCCCCGGCGGGTGGAACGAAACGACATCCTTCCACGCCCGGCTGTGGTACCCAAGCAAGGGCGGCAGAGCCCCCATTCTGCAAACCGAAGATACGATCAGCGCAGCTCTCGCAAATGGCTTGACCATCCAATGCGAGGGCGGCGCTATTCTTTTGGACAAAGACGGTAAAGATTGGGCACAGCCACTCAACAATACGCCTGAAGGGTATCTGTGCGAATACCTTATTTTTGAGCTTACACGGCTTATACCGTGAGTAAAGGAGCAATATGGCAAGAAAATTTTCCAAAATTTCGCAGGAAGCGTTCAAGTCCATGCAGTTCAATGCCGGAATTGTGGTCAGCAAGTTTGACCCGTCCGGCACGACCGAGATCCAGGATGCAGACATCATCACCGCTACCACCGGCGGCATCACTGCGACCTGCAAGGCGAACTTCACCGATCTGGGCGAGGACGTGGACAACGCCCAGAAGAACACCGCAGAGCTGATGCAGATCGAGGACTACGACTGCACGCTGGCCTTTACGGCCCTGAATGCCACAACGGACGTTATCAAGCTGGCACTGGGCGCTGCGGATGTGAGTGACAAGAAGGTCACCCCTCGCATGACGCTGGACCCGACGGAAAGCACCGGCGACTTTAAGGACATCTGGTGGGTCGGTGACACGCTGGATGGCGGCATGGTTGCCGTTCGGCTGATGAATGCACTGTCCACCGGCGGTTTGACCCTGAAGACGACCGACAAGGGCAAGGGCAACATTGCGGTCACCCTGACCGGCTGCCCCCGTCTGGGCAGCGACGTGGTGCCCATGGAGTGGTACTACAGCCCCAAGGCCGCAGCATAAGGAGGAAATCGTATGAAATTTTTGACAGAGCTGCCCGATGAAGAGTTTCTCCGCCACTGCTGGCAGATCGCCGATGTGGCGGAGGAGGTCTTGGAAAAATCCAAGATCATGGAGCTGCGCAAGGTTCTGCCGGCCCTGACCGGCGAGGAAACGCCGGAGGAGCTGGAACAGAAGAAGAAGGAGCAGGCAAAAAAGAACATCCAGGCTATGGCAAAAAGCTTGCTGTTCGACAATGCCGCTGCCACCGCAAAGCTGCTTCCGCTGCTCTATGAGCCGGACGTGGATGAAAACGGGGTGGTTGAAAATATCGGCCCGTTCAAGAAGATGCGCGCGGTGAAAGAACTGCTGAACAACGATGATGTGATGGATTTTTTGCTCTGGTGTCTGCCGTTGGTGCTGGCGGGTACAGACGCCTGATTTCTTCCATCAGCCCGGACGCGCTGCGGCTGTTTGGCAGGCCATATATTTTACAGCACTGCCTGAACGCTTTGAGGCAAGAGCGCATCGCGCTCAGCTATCAGGCGTACATGACGGACGCTCTGGCGCACCTTATAGGCGCGGAAGAGCGGTGGTACGACATGGTGGCCGGGCTTGTGGAAAACCGCCCACAGCCGCCGCAGCCGTCCGCTGATGAAGTGATAGCACGCATTAAAAATGGCTTGAACGGGGGTGATGGAACCTGAAACTTTTTGAATTGAGCGCCACCCTCCGGCTGGACGATAGCGCCTACCGGCAAGGCGTGGAAGAGGCAAAGTCTCAGACTAGGGACGCCGTCTCCACCATGATGAAGG